CCCAATGGAGTTGGTGGGAACGCAGTTTGGTGATGCTTCCGTAAGTGAACTCGCACCAACTGGAGACCGTCCACTTGACATTTTATATGCAAATGACGGATACGGTGATACGTCGCCTTCTACTGGGTATATGTTTCTAACCAAACAGGGCGTTCTATCAAACGCAACTGTGGCTTTTGATGGTGGTGTTGTTAATTTGACCCAACCTGTTAATGCATCAGGTATAAACGACACGGACATTTGGCTCAACGCTGTGAATGCTAGTGGTACGTATGTATCTGCGTGGACACAAGTTGATAATGTTGCGTACAACCAGTCATTGACAAAGGACGCATTCCAAGTCGTGTCTCGTGAAAGCGACCAGGTTAGCTTGGTGTTTGGTGATGGTAATTATGCAAACATTCCAAATGGATCGTACCAGATCTGGTACAGAACAAGTCTTGAACTTGACAACTCAATCCCTGCAAGTGCGGTTCAAAATGTCCCATTCACTGTTGACTACGTTGATGCATTTGGCAATAACCAGACACTAACCTGCACATTCTCGCTGCAGTCTGCAATCGTTACAAGTTCTGCAGCTGAAACATTGGAAAAATTAAAGCAAGCCATTCCTGGTGTATTTTACACACAAGACCGCATGGTTAACGCACAAGATCACCAAAATTACTTGTTACAGGATCCATCAATCGTTAAGATCAAGGCTGTTAACCGCACGTTTGCTGGTCATTCCAAGTATAGTAGCTGGTACGATGGCAGCGAAAGTTATGAAAACATCAAGATTTTTAGCGACGATGGTACTCTATATCTTGATGATGGCATTAAATCGTACGAAACGCTCAACCCTAACGGAACAATTTCATATTCAGCGTTTGTCTCGCAAAACCTATCACAACTATTGCGATATCCTGAACTGTGGGCGTACATTGCATCGCAACTAAGTGGAGCAACAATTACCCCTCGTGCATACTTTACAGCTGCGGAGCAACAAACAATCGTATCCGCATTGCAAACACAAGCGCTTGGTAGTGTGATTAGACTATCTTGGAATAATACAAATCAAGGTTGGGAAATAAATGCACAAACTACTGGTGACATTGAAGTTACATTAATGAGTACTGCAACAGGTTGGTCTGTGCAGATGCGAACTAGTAAAATTATGTTTTACAGCAAGTCGACAAAATTTTGGCAATATTCAGCAACGTCTGGTGCAGATTATGACACGACCAATCCGACAAATGACTTGATTACGATACTGCAAGCAAATACAGGTGCTACTGGTACTATGTTAGCTGCACCGAAGCAGTTCAAAATCTCAAACAATGTCGAATTGCAACACTTGACGCCATATCAAGCGAGTGTTGATACGTCTCGTGTTCAACTAGTTGAAGTTGAAGGTGGTACCGTATCTCTAACAACTTTGTTTGGTACAACACCAACACCGATATATCTCAATGATGATGGAACTATGACCCCAACTGCAATGAGCCAATCTTCTATTAAAAAGGAAGTAAGTTGTCCACACCGTTTGAATTTCCTGTGGCAACACTTCACTGACCAGTTTGAGATTATCAACCCAGCTCGCACTAATATTACCGATCTGTATGTGATAACAAAGCAGTACTACGCCGACTTTGTTAGATGGCTGCAACTATCGACAACAAAGCCATCGCTACCGTCTGTGACGCAACTAACATCAGCGTACTCAAAATATATGCAAAAAGCAATGATGTCAGATGAGTTGGTACTACGTCCTGGTAAATTCAAGGTTCTATTCGGACCAAAGGCTGAACCAACACTTCGTGCTTCGATCCAAATCGTTCTCGCACCTGGTCTTCAAGCATCAAAAGATGCTGTCAAGCAAGATGTTGTTAATCTGATCCGGTCGTACTTTGATATCTCGAATGTTGAGTTTGGTGATACGCTGTTTTTCTCGAACTTGAGCGCATACCTGCAAAATAACAGCAAATATGCATTAGGTTCCATTCTGTTAGTACCCCTGTATCCGGGATACCAGTTTGGTGACTTGTACGAACTGACTTCTGCGCCTGATGAGATTTTTGTAGCGGATGTATCTGTGTCTGATATTCAAATTGTTGATCAACTAACGTCGTCAAATCTTCGTCAGTAAGCGAGCCGGGGTATGAACGCTAAATACCCCATCTTGTCTGCACTTCACCCAATATGTTCGAACAATACGGAACAGACTATTCTAATCCATCGCTCCAGCTAAACGATCTACTTCCTTCGGTCAACCGCTCTGAAGCGTCTAATAGTATTCTGTCGACGTTGTTTCAACGTTGGTTGACAAAACCAAACCTATCGAATGTCGCTGGGTCAATTGGATTTTCAAAGACACATTTAGCTGGTCAAATCCAAGAAAGCTCTGCACTTCGACAAGCTTACCAGTTATCTCCTGCGTTTTACTATACACGAGGCGATCAACAAATCATTATGGATTGGAGTGACATCCTGCGTAAACTTGCATTTACCGGGACGACAACTTCGACATACGACCAATGGGGTAAGACCAAGTCTTTTGACTTTCGTCCACCTATCCATTTTGACAAGTTTGTTAACTACTCCAACTACTATTGGATAAACCAAGTTGACACGGTGGAACAACCGGATTATGTTACGATTCGTCCAAACCTATCTCAACCAAATGATTGGTCGACAGATACGACACTTGCCAAACTCAAAGGCGGGTGGATCCATAAAAATGATGTTGGTAACCGAATGGCTTTTGCAAAACAAGCACAGTTCCCAATTATTGAATTCGAAGATGTTGAAATGTGCCGCTGGTATAAAGTTATCAGAACGTGGAAAAATACGATCCTATCCTCAATGAGTATGTAGGTACTACCGAGCGGCCTGCTTGGACAGCACTCGACTATGCTGCACCGCCAGATTTTGCCAATGTTATCGATACTGACTGGCAGCTGGCCAGTGAGCGGTTGGTTCCGGTAGGTGACACAGTGTATGCTGTGGACGGCTCATCGTTCGATCTTACCCCTTCGCCGTCCGACTGGGTATATTGCAAGCACATCCCTATCGAATCAACCACACAATACAATCGCTTTGAACTAGTTCCGACGCTAAATGGCGGTGTAGCTATGAAATACCTTCGTAGCCAGAATAACGTCGTAATTATCCAAGGTGACAATTACTTTAACCAAATCGTCAACTTTACAGAGGTCGAGACCGCAGGTACACAGTACGGTACTATGATTGATATTCCTGTATCGACGCTTCCAACAGATCCTACAAAATTTGCAGAGTTGCGTGCATACATTGGCGCACAGTGTTCGCACGAAGCATTTAGAGGTGTGCCAAATAAACTTGTTAAACTAGCAGACGGGTTTACCACATTTACACCATCTGCCGCTACACCACTAACCACGACACAAATGCGTGATTTGTACGAGTATAAACTACTTGGTCAGCGCAAGCTATCAAAGTATCAACTTCCACTTTTCAACTTATACTCTTTGGTACAAGCGGGTGACACGGGTGTGTATGCCGAGCAAACGACGGCTGGTTACATCCTTCGTTATCAACAAGACGGCACACAACCTGTTGATGTTCAACTTGGTCAACGAGTATCGTCGGCTACTGATTTGTACTTCTCAATGGACTTGGTTACATCAAGCGACCAGTTACTAACATATAAACGAAATGATGTTACGCCGTCATTAGTGGATGATGCGCACTACACCGTGTGGAGAGGTACACCATCAAGTGCAGGAGACGTTGCGACCGTGTATACGCCAGCGTACGTCGATTCGACTCGCACACCAACAACTGACCGAACTGTTGCCGGTGGTTGGGAACCATCACAGCTACTAACAAACAACCCTCTCCGTGAAACTCGCTCACAATTTAGATACAGTGAAGTCATCAATCACTTTCAAAAGCTAGCACTTGGCGAACTTGGTACAATCACAATTTCTGACGACGGTGGCAATTACCTTGTATCCTCTATATTAGCCGACAATATGTCGGTCCCAATGCTAGTGGAGTTTGTTAGCGCTGAACTATCGGCATATCGAATGCAGTTTGAACAACAAATCAAAGCATACATTCTTGAAACCACCGCACTTCGTGGCACCGCTCGAAGCCAAATCGCGTCGGTAATTTATAAAGCGCTTCGTACGGCAGCCAAAACTGAAGGTGGCGCAAATGCAATTTACGACGATTCGATTTCGTATATTGAAGCAACAGACACTGGCTATCCAAAGTTCCCACTGACGTTTGGTATTCTTGGGTTAGTGCAACCTTCTATCGTTGATATCGAGGCTGACAGAAAACTAAATCATTCCAGTATCGTTACTCACGATGGCACTCGATACAACATCAAACTAACGTCGAAAGAGTTTGTCGGTCTCGAGAATGCGCTTGCACCGTGTATTGTAACCGGTACAGCCCCAACCCCGAATGCTAATTACTGCGTTTGGCAGAAGTCTACTGTTGAAACATATCGGTTTGAGTGTTATTATTTTTCATCATCTACACCAACTCGACCAGCCGCCGGCACTACCTGGTATAACCCATCGACTAAACTCGCTAGCGTATGGTCAGGTAGCACGTGGCAAGGTATATCTTCCGATGTGTTGTGGGTACCGTTCAATGTTGCAGAAATCATTTTAGAAGTTTTTGCACTACAAGAGCAAGATTTGTTGAATGGTATCGCTGCTCGCTCGTTATCGGTCATTGATGTTACGTCCGATTTTACGTCATCACAACAAAATACGCTGAACGATAACCTTGTGTTGAAGTATGGCGATTTTTCATATACGTACCAACAACGGGACTACAACGAACAAGCAATCAGCAGACTGTTGGCACCACCGTCGTCGACTGACCCATTCACTTGGTCGTACGCTACTGCGTATCCTCAGACTCCGACAGCATTTGAACTATACTTTACTCTATTCGGGACATCAGTTCCGCATTTGCATCCTTGGAAGTTGCAGGGAGTTTTGAATAAACCTGCTTGGTGGGATACGGAGTATGCGGATAAATCCGGAGCGCGTGTGTGGTCCGCTAATATGTGGACAAACATCAAAACAGGTGTGGTTCCGTACGGTCGTACACTCCGAACTGGTGTAATCGGAACGGGGCTTCCTCACCAAATTCGGGACTATGCAACAACGCCAATCCCTGTCAACTGCACATCCGAAACGTACTACGGGTACGCACCGGATGACTTGTTGCCACCATATGTTGACGTACAGGATCAAACGTATGGTACCGTCCATCCATTCCAACAATTTGCTTTAATTCCGGCTATCGTTCCTCCAACTGGTTCAACCAACCCAGCTGCAACATTGGGTAACTACCTGACATTGTCGACCGACTATGGTAACGGTAGTTTTATTGAGAACATTTGGAACACTGATCCGCTGCTAACCGCTCGATACCTGCAGACGGCATATGCGATTTCGCCTATTGCAGTTGTTACAAAATTAATTAACCGTTCTCACAAAGTCGTCGGTGGGTTATCAATCAATGCGATTACGAATAATGTATCCAGAAATTCTGATCCATTGCACGGTGAGAGCGGTACAATCGATACGACGCTATTTTCTGCACTTACATTCTCTGCCCGCCGTTCGAACGCTGCTGCACAGGGAGTATCGCCTCTAACAATCTGGAAATCTTGGTCAACTCGTTTGGCGTATCAAACAAGCAGCCTGCTCGTCCCGCAAACATTGAAGCTTTATCAAGACTGTTACGATCTGAATGAATACAGCGTTATTCTAAAAAAGAACGAAAACATTCGACACATTTTGTTCTCGAACATTATCGTAACACTACACTCGGTTGGTGATCCGTTGTTATCAACCGGTCGTGGTGAAAATTGGACGTTTAAGTTGTCGTGTAGCGAAATTGAGCCAACGATCCGTCGCCGCTACAATATATTACAACAGTCAGTAACGTGGAATGTCGTAACAAAAACTTTTACTGTTACGTCCGGTCAGGCCCTCCGTTGGTTGGACGGTGAAAGTGTGGTGATTGTTAATCCACCAGCATCGATTACAACTAATCAATTTTATATCAGCAGCGCAGGTAATGTAATTCGGTTGTATACCGCAGAAGCTGATGCTGTGTTGGGTACAAACCCTGTCGATTTTGGCGACATCTTCACAGGTCCAATTGAACTACGCACGGTTAAATCAACATTTACCGCTGGTGGGAACCTGGTGTGGGAAACTGTTCAAGTTGATCGTCGCTCTCCAACACGTTTTTCATTCGCTGATAACATCTTGATAACCGGCGTCCAAAATTTAATCGACTTTATTGTTAGTTACACGGAGTATATGCAGGACGACGGGATCGTTGTCAATGCTGGTGAAACAACAGCGCTTGACCCGGACACAAATGCTGTAATCTCTTGGCAACAGCAGATCACAAAAGCGGTTGATAAGATTTTTGCATCGAATGGTTTATCGACGAACGGTTATCGACCAGTATTTGTGCCAGATGCTAGCGGAAAATTGCGCCCGGTGACTGCAGACAGAATGTACATCGATACGCCGTTTGTCGAGATCAATCCATTCCGAAATGCGATTTATTTCAATACCCCCGACGGGGTAATCTGTGATTTTAATCGCACCCCATACGCTAACGAGACTAGCTCAAAAGCAGCAATCTATGATGATACTGGCGCTGCGATTTCGACAGCAGAAATGATTCCACTACGAACTGACCGACTAACAACCGTTGTATTCAACGACACTCAACCGCCTCGCCCTGTTAGCGTTAGCCAGGATGTTTCACGCCGAATTGCGTTTGGTGAAATATCACTCGACTTCTACGAGCACGCTATCGTATTCGATCAAATGACGTCAAACGGTCTAACAATCTTTGACCGGTTCTTCAATTTACAAAAATCATCACTCAATGTTGAATTCCAACGATCAGTTGATTTTTATTTTAGACCAGTGATGGGTGGGTTTGCAGTTACCCCAACAGGAACTCTGCCAAATTTTGAAGCAGTTGCTGATTACCAGCGCAATGATTACGACGTTGCAGAAAGCAACGAACTTGTGCAATCAACAATCGACAGCCGTCAAATGCTTGGCAAATTGCCACTATCGTACTTCCAAAACATTCCAGTTACGTCGAAGACGGAATTTCAGTTTTGGCAGCAGATGATCCGTGAAAAAGGGACGAAAGGTGCTGTTGATGCGTTCACTCGTCACCAACTATACGATGACGTTAAGTATGATGAATTCTGGGCGTGGAAACTTGGCACGTTTGGTGCAACTGAACCTCGCAAGCAACTTGAAATGGCTCTAAAAGTTGGAGATGCGCTCCACACTGCTACGACATTTGCATTCACCTCTGCATCGGTAGCCTCACCAATTATTGCAATTGCACCACTTGACCAGACAAGATGGATTGATTTCCCGAACTACCTTGATCAAGTCGGTCAGGGTGGCGTCGTTTTTACAAAAACAGGCAACCTACCATCTTACGAAAGGATATCCCCAGTTCGTGTTATTGATATTAGTACGAAGACGGTTGTAAAAACAATGCCTGCTTGGGATCCAGCAAATGGTATCCACACTAATGCGCTATCATATTTCGATTACAACAAATCTGCTGATCCAGCAGAATACAATCGGACACTTTTAACAACCTCGACAGCACCTTGGG